GTCTATCTGCAAAGCCTATATTTCTAAATCGACTACCATCGTACTGAAATAATCCCTTATCAGCCACATAGAGAATATCTTGAAGCATTGCTGTGCTTGGGGCGGGAGTGTCTACAAGTTTCTCGTTATACCTTCTAAAGTCATAAAGTCTTATTATTGAGTTTAATGGAGCTACTGAAGTCCCGGCGACTCCATACTTCTCAAGATGAGATGCAGTAGGAACAGCGACGGCAGTGCCCCTTAGTGCTTCAGTGCTACCAGAATAAGAAGCAGCCCTTAGTAGGTCAGTTTGATACTCAAGCGGCTTATAGTTCGCTGTCGGGAGCATATCCCTTATCCATGTATAATATTCGGTATCTGCGCTAGAACCTTTTGCGGCAGACCTTTGTATATCCCATAACGCAACTGTGTTTATGGGAACATCAGGATAATAAAATCCTGAAACTCCCCCGGCATTATCATCATGGACAGTGCCCATTGTATAAGGACTTCTCCCAAACACAAAGTTAAGACGCTGCTTGGTAGCCAATTGAAGCTCTGGAGTCCCAGGCACCCCGGCAAAAACATCGTTAGTCATGTACAGATGAGAGAGTCCGGTAGCTCCATGGATCTGAGTTACGCTTGATTCTTCATAAACAAGGGCAACATCTTCATTGGCGTTCCCTGTTATTGAATTTATATCATCAAGAAAGACACCACGAACAACTGTCGATGAGGCGGTCGTACTGAATGTTTGAGTAGGGTTTCCATCATACGTAGTGAAGGATGTTGCCGCCTCTGTAGCCGCTACTCCTATATGGTAAGTGGAGCCATTCTGGAACCCAAAGGCTATCTTGTTTGCATGTGTCCCACTTATGTTTGGTTTGTAAATCAGCGCATGGCCAACAGCAGAAGTTGTTCCGGTCACCGTGGCGCTTGTTATTTTAAGTGTAATCGTATGGTCAGCAGTATCGAAAATATAATATCTATAGGTGTACACCCCGCCAGTTAAGTACAGGGAGAACAAAAGAGCTTTCGTTGATGTTGCGCTGTTGCAAGCATCAAAGCTGGCTTGAGTGGTTGCATATCCAGAACCAGCAGAAGAGACAGCTAATGGGTAGTTTGCTGTGGCGATAAGTTGATCTCCTGCATCAGTCGTAGAACCCGCAGCATTTTTTACAACAATAGTTGCGCCTGTCGGGTCTACAATCCAGAACTTAATCGCCCCCTCATCTTCTCCAAAGATGTAAAACTTATCCGCAACCCAGAGAGGGACCATTCTTCGGCCATTTTGCCCAGAGAATGCAGAATTACCAAGCTTTAGGTCACTCACTAAGACGGTGTTTGTTTCTCTGTCAACAATCGAGCACCGCTTAACATAGTTCTTTTCTTGGTCACCAGACACCCATTGGACATCAACAAAGGTGACACAGGCATACTTCCCATCACTACTAATCGCGACGTTGGAGTCTACTTGCTGATACTCCGAGCCTCCTGATACCGGAATAGATGTATATTCAATTCCATCAGAATAGCCTTTATTTCCAGAGGTAAAGTCTCCAATGAAGTTTCCAGAAGATTCAGAGTAGCAGGTTCCTCTATTTGCCGTACCTGCATTAACCCTATCACCAGTGGATACATTTCGAGCTACCAGGGTGTTCTTGTACCCAATAAGGTCACTGGCTTCCTTATCTATAAAGGTATACCCAGTCCTCTTATTGATAGCACCAACCTTATCAAACCTGCCATTCTCAAGAGTGACAAGAGAATCAGCAGGAAGAACCTTGTGGTCTACCTTCTGTTGCACCCCTTTAAGGAACTTGATGCTTGCCTTGTGTCTTCTTAACGGCATTTAAAAAATCCAGAATGAAACAGTTAGTTCATTAGTGCCAAGTATACTGAGATTAAAATAAAGAGACTCATCCTTGCTAGTCTGGGGAACAAAAAATAAGTTAGGAAAAAGAGCGCCATCTGACTTTCTTTTGATTAGTACAGGAATGAATCCTTTAAATTTACGACCTAACCCATGACCCACTGCAACCTCTGTTCCACTAGCCACATCTACTGTTATTAACTTTCCATTGAGGATAGGGATGTCCGAAAGCGGCCCAACAGCCTCACTTAATGACTTTTTGAGTCTATTTAGTGATACATCGTGGCCATATATCGGATCAAACCGTATCACACAAAACCTCTTATCCACCCCGATCTTGTACCAGTAATCTCGTCGGTGATGCCTTCAGACTCACCCGCATCTCTGTTTGATGCCGCAGATTCAATCCTGGCTCTGATAGATTCAAGCTCTCTTTCAATAACAGTAGTACTAAGTTCCTCTTTTTCCTTCATCTTGTAGACAGCCGTAATTACAGCAAACTCTTCCCAGTTAGACATGATGAAAGAATTGATTTCGTCATCATCTTCCTCCAGGTCTGAAAAAGCAGGAACATACCAAATCTTCATTGTTGAAGTAGTATTTGGTTCGGGGATGAATTCAATACCATCACCTCTGACCTGGTACTGGTAGTCTGTATAACCCCCACGGCCCGTTATCGCCGTAGCTACATACCTATTGCGCTCTTGGAATGAGAACCGACGAACCCTTATAGTTTCACCAGAATCAGTGGCATCCACACCTAGACACTTATAGAAGTTTCTAATTCCTAGTTCATCAAAGGTGTAAGTGGACTTACCACTAACAAGACTGAACTCCCTAGAAGTAACATAGTAATCCTCAAATTTCTGAACAAGGATATCATGTAGCTCCCCAAGCCCTACATTGATATAACGATCAATCTCGGAATCAGAAAAGAAGTTGTTTCCAACAGCATCAGCCCTGGTTCTTGTTCTGCTTCGAAGTGTAGAAAGATCAGTCGCCATATCAAGTTCCTACTATGAAAACTTCGCATTCAGGAACGCCACTGGCAGAAGTCAGGACAAGATCACCAGCAATCGCCACATCGGGAGTAACNAAAAAACCACCAGGAGGAATAACAACATCCACCCCTGTGTCATTTGCTGTGTTGATCGTTGCCTTAACGTTAATGCCCGTATCGTTGTTCTTAACCACTAACATCGTAATGCCACCAGAAAACATGGATAAATCAAATGTCTCCCCATTGTCATCACAATTGACCTCAAAGTGCATATACTCATCAGGAGTCAACGCATAAGCCGCTGGCTTAAACTTGGTCTTCGGAGTACTGTAATCCGAAACCTTAGAGTAAACGCCTTTGACTTCTAACTTTGCATAGTCGGCCATTACTCAGCCCCATGCTCTTCCAAGCAGGTAACAATGGCGTCCTTTAAGGATGAAACAAATTCCTCCTTATCGCCTTCTTTCGCGGCATCAAATGCAGATTCGGCAGACTCAGCAAAGGCTTCGCTGTACTCTCCACCCTCTTCTTCGTCTTCTTCGTCCCTGTAGTCTTCTTCTTCGTCCTTGACCTTACCCTTGGGGCCTTTACTACCAAGCATAATCGCAAGAACGTTTTTACCCTTCTTAGGCATAAGTCTCTCCAGAATAAAAACAGAGGGGCACTAGGCCCCCCTGTGTAATTAAGAACCCGCTGTTTCAAAACAGGCAATGAACGAAAAGTTGGCATCTACAAGAGCCGCAGTTTCGTCAATCGCCTCTGTTCGCACACAGATTAAAGTACTGTTAGCTTGAACATTGTGAGGGGTGAGGGTTAATGTAATATTGGTTGCCGTTGCGGTAGCCGCAGCAGACATTTCAAAAGCAGTAGCGCTTGTAATAGAAACAACATACGCATCTGTTGGAATACCGGCTCCTGAAACAGGCATCCCAGGCACAATCAACGTGGTTGAATCGTGCGCTACCGCAGTAGCGGTATCCGTTGTATCAACAGTACCGTCCGTAAAGTCTGTGGTGTCAAAAACACAAACATTGTCATTAGTTTCAGAAGTGGCAACAAAGGAAATTAACTTCACATAAGAGCGAGGAAACGTCAGGCCATAAAGCCCTGTTCCACGATCGTGAATGTAAAAGTCTTTTCCCGCCACAACAGCAGCAGTGCCAGTTCCCTGAACACGACCAGCTACGGTAATAATATTTTTACTATGATGAGAATTAAATCCACTCATGATATACTCCCTACGCTAAAGCTACGCGGCAGTTATAGCCGGGTGCCTTGCATAAAAGGTTTCCGTAATATCCCCATCGGTATTCTACGCCATCTTCATTAGCCTGACGAATGCCTTTGAGCCCATCAAAATCAAGAAGTCGTGGAGCAGCACCAAGAGATTTAAATTCCCAAGTATCCAATTGCAGCAAGTACGCAACTCCTGCTGGACAGTTGTGGTCTGCATAGACATCAACCATTCCAGTTGGAGTAGCAATGCTGATGCTAGAGAATCCAAATGAAGCAACCCGATCTTTTGGATCGTAGCGACGACGGTTATTAGTACTGGCCACAGCCGCACGACCTTCAAGGTCGAGAGCTAAAGCAGCCCAATCGGTGGGGTTCATAAAACAGGCGTCAGCACGACCACCCTCGCGGCCAGTTTTTACTGCCGCGTTGATAATTGTTTCCTGAACGCTACCTGCATAAGACTGACGCTGACCACCAAGACGAGTAGCATCTGCGGAACGGTCAACACCAAAGAATGATGTAGAAGTTACTGCCGAAGGAATCCACGAATCAATACCCGACATCTTAAGGTTTGAGCCACCATTGGCACCATCACCCTCAACATAAAGATGAAGATCAGCGTCATCGCCAGCGCCAATCGCCCACACTGCATCAAATGGAGTTGCAACAGTAAGCGTACCGGCCTCACGATCAATACCGGTAATTTCAACAGCGGCACCATTACTCTTAAGGGCTGCGCCATCAACTGCGGTACCCGCACAAATACGCATACCAACTTCAAAGTTTACGGCATCACCAGCGGCGGTAAGAGTGATAGTAAGCCCATCATCTCCAGCACTATCGTCCAACTGACCAATAGAACCCGAACCGCTTCGGTAAATATCACGACCCATTGCGCGAGACAGAGCGAGAAGCGCGGAGTCAGTTTTAGACTTCGCAACATCAAGCAAGGAACCTTCATTCCCATCTGCCGCTAGCAAGGTTTCATTGTCTACCGAAACAACTGCATAGTCCTTAACGCGAGTTACAACGAAATCTGATAACTTCGTTCCACTCCGATTATTCTGAGCAGTTTGAAAATTAGCACTACGCCCATTGGTTACGCCGTATTCAACTGCAAACGTTGCGTTACGTCCTGGGAATTTTGTACTTTTAGGAATCATGGCTAACAGAGGGTTATTCTGGTAGACCATATTTTCGACCTTCTTATACGGATACATGTGTTTCATGGCCGCATCGAAGTTCGTTAAATTAAAAGACGCCATAGCTGTCTTTCCTTTCTAATTTAAGTGAACAGTTTACCCTTCCAGAACTCATGAATCTCGTCATCGGACATATCCTCTACCGGAGTCTTGGTTGGTTGGGTTTGTAATGTATTGGACAATGTAACTTGCGACCGTCTGCCCTTATTCGATGCGTCTAATCCGTGATATCTTTTAAACTTTGCTATAATGGAAGGGTCGTTAAAGATAGTATTCTCTTTTTCAACCAGCCCATCTTCAATCATTTTAGCTGCCTCTGGAAAACTCAACTCTATTCCAGTTTTTTGGTGATATGCTGCAATCCCTTGTGCAATATCTTCAGCAGAACACTGCTCTTTTGTCAAAGGATAATCTTCTGTTGACCTCATGAAGTCATCAACTTTAGAGTAATACTCTTTTATAGCCCCTTCTTGTTGCTTCGCAGTAGCACTCTCTACTAGTTCTTGATCTCTCTTTTGTAATTCTTCCCTTAGTTGTTTTACCTGTTGTTCTGTTTGGGATAGTCGTGTCTCGTCAGAAGGATCATTAATCCCTGTAGATATCCTATTGGTCCAGTCAGAGAAGAATTCCATAGGGTCGATACCCTGGGACGCTAGAAACTCTTCAGGATTCTTCAGGAATTTATCTCTTAACTCATCAGACGAGGAAGCTACTACCTCTTTAGATGCAATCTCCTGCTCTCGTCTTTTTAATTCGATCTCTTTTTTTCGTTGTTGTCTGTCCTTCTTTACCTTGGATGACCAAGTATCTTGTTTCTTCTGTGGTTCTTCTTTCTTTTCTTCGACAACAGCAGGCTCTTCGATATCATCCCCAAAAAGATTGAAATCTGGTAGCTCTGGGTCTTCGCTTATTCCCGGAATATAATCCGACTCTACTGCTTCTGATGTTGTTTCTGATACTGCTTCTGGTGCTGCTTCTGACATCTATAACCCCATAGGTGTAGCCCCACCAGGCGGCGGCAATCCAGG